CTGAATATGTAGTATCTGCGGTTATTGCACTAGTCGCATTTGGGACATAACCAGTGACATTAGCCCCCGTGATTGATGATAGAGCAGAACCATTACCCGAGACATAGTTTGCATTCAGAACATTTGAAGTAAGATTTCCAGTTACAGTTATATTGTTGACATTCGCAATATTACTAGGAAGATTAACATTCAATGCTTGCGAACTTGATTGTATTAAGGCGGCAGGTACCCTAGTAGCATTCGGATTAGCACTCAAGGTCAGGGTTGAAGTATTAACTTGCAAATATGCAATGTTGGCAGCGACTATTACATTTCCAACAGTCGGGCTAACACTAATGCCTAGGCCGCCTGTAACAGTCGATACACCCGTGGTACTCTGTGTACCAGTGAATAGTTGCGTGAAATTATTTTGAACCTTCTCAAACGCAATCCTGATCTCATCCGCACTTGGATCGCCCGGAAACGTACCGAAATTTATATTTTTCTGTGCCAGGGGAAGTCTCCTATCGGTTTTACTGTCTATTCTGTATTTATCATTTTAGCACAGTTATCCATATGGTAGCGTTTCATATTGGACGAACCACCGGTTTTATTGCAATGAGGACACGTTAATAAATATTGCTTTTTGTATCTCATTCCTCGTTTGGGCGCGGCTGCTGCTTCAATGTGTTCCGATGAATGGGTTCCGGTATTCTTTCCTATCATTGATTTTCGGCGTTTTTCATTAGATTCAGCACTATGAGTTTTTCCAGCCATTCCTGATGGCCATTTTCCTCCATGTCGTAGTAGGGTAGTTGTTACTCGTTGTCTTATTTGAGCCTGCGATTGAATTATTCCGGCGGCTCCATCGCCGCCGTCTGTTCTATTTCTGAGAATTCCTGTTCCATTATCTATTCTTCCAAACCACTTAATATACCAACGCTCAAACGCAAGTGCGCCGAATTCAGTCAAGTCAGTTTTGAGAATTATAATAGATTTAGTATTTTTAGGAGGATGAATGGTGTCGTTCTTGCAATGATTCCACGCTCTTCCTGCTTTACCTTTTCCCACATAATAAGGGGTACCGTCTAGGCGAATGTAAGCATAGACATAAAACCCGCTAGGGTGGTTAGTTCTTGAATAAATACACATGCTGATTGCTCCTTTCTAGCATTAGAGTAGTTGGGATTGTCCAGATCCGCGAACTACATCTTTATTTATCTGCCAGCCAAAAAAATAGCCGGAACGAATCCGGCTATTTTAGTTGCTGTTTATTGTATCACAGACCAGCTAATTTCTTCCAATCAAGTAGTGATTCGTTGATATCAGTCGTATCATGTGAATGTAGCCTATTCAATTGTGTCGCTACTACCGGAACAGTTGTCTGACCAGTTGACTTTTGCTTGTTGAGTCCACCGGAGATCACCTTTGTCATGAAGTCAATGTCTTGTTCAAAGGTAGTATCTGATACTGTCTTACCTGGACCTGCATCGTTAGCCCATTCGGTGAGGTCTTCTTCCTCTCTCATTCTGACTCGGTAGTGATCATCACCTCTAAAGCTACGATCATCGCCGCGGCCCTTAAAGGCAGAGATTACATCAGCTACTCCACGACCTATAGCTAATATATCTTGAGCAGTTACCTTGTTAGAAGCTGCGGGTTGGTCAGAAGTTGATGAACTTGGACCTCTAAGCATAACAGTTTGGTTCGTGTCGGTATCTGTTTTGATGATTATAGGAGAATCAGCTGGAACTTGAGCTTTTTGATATGTAGACTGCATTGTATGCGTTGCAGGATCCATAAAACTGTATATCACATCAGCTTTAGCCGCTCCTGCTCCCAATGCTAATACCGAAGCTACCACAGCTTGAACTATGTTTTTCTTCATTCCTTCACTGACATCTTCGCCTTTTGATTCAATCATTGCAAATTTCTTGTAGACATTTTGGAAACTGAATGATTCTTCAAGGTCTTCATCACCGCCGCGCGGGTCATCTGGATGACGGTGTGGGAATCTAGGATCTTCTTCGTCATCACATTCGCACGGATCACAATGACATTCGGTGCATTCTTTGCTCTCTGCCATTTCAGGTTGGTCTGTTTGATCTGCTGTTGCCAGTGCAGAGTTTGCTGCATTGTTACCAGCAGTATCATTAGAAGAGTTTGCAGAACCATTATCTGGTGGATTCTGAGCGCCCTGCGGAGCTTGTGCTTGATCTTCGGCAACTTCATATTCCATCTGGTCTTCAGATTCAACTTCGTCCAGTACTTCTTCGTTGCAGCCGCACTGTGATTCCATCATGCCGCATTCATTGCATTGTGCTTCTGACATTTCTTCTTCATCGTTACAACCGCAAGGGCTATGACCGCACTCTTCACAGGCGCCGTCTTTTTCGTCAGCATAGTCTCCGTCGTCATAGTCTTCTTGATGATCGCCGCCGCCGATATCTGACATTTTCTTGATGAGGCTCATCATTCCGTCATGGTCGTCTACAACTTCAATCTCACCAGGTGCATTGACTTCAGATGCTCCGCCGATGACAGGTGCATGACTCATTCCTGCTTCATCTTCACCGCCGAAAATACCCATACCAGCTTGTCTTACAAGAGAAAGGAGCTTGTCTGCTTCTTGATCAGTTGCATTCACGCTCACTGAGTCTGGCATATTCGCATTGTCTTTAGAGATAGAAACAGAGAGACCTTCATTGATGAGATTCTCTAGTTGACGATCCCATGCTTCAAATGCATATTCATCAATCTTGCTATCATAGTTTGAGTTATCTGTAAATGTTTTACCACCCACCTTAAAATGACCGCCCTTTGGTGTCTTAGCAAGCGCAGCAGTAAAGGCATTACCTTCTTCCATGTCATCTTTAAATGCAGGATTAGCCATTGAATTCAATTTGTTACGGTTCATTAGTGGTAGCGAATCTTCTTCGTCAAGGTAGTCATAATGGCCTGATTCAAGATCCTGGATCACATTCCTTACCCAGATGCTGACATCACTTGAACCAATCTCGTCTAGGTCAATGCTATCATAGAACCTGGCTTGATCTTCAATCGCTGCCATGATCTTACCTGGACCAAATTTACCGACAAGATCAACATGCGATCTTAAGATTCTGTGTCTAATTGCATCCATTACTGCATTATATGATCCACGACCTTCATCAAGTGCTTGATCTGCCATACCGTGAACTGTTGCAGGCATGTGAGGAGTGTGAAGTCCTGCGATCGGAGTCATACCGTGACACTCGTCTAAACCTTCTTTGTAGCCTTCATGATATGCTCTGCACTCTTCCATGTCATCGTAATTCTTACCACAGTGTGGATGGCCTTTGAGACCGTGTGCTTTACCCTCTAGGCGGGCGGCCTGAATGCGATTGTTCATATTTTCTTTAACTGCCTTTTTCTGTTTGTCAGAAGCTGCCTTCTTCATTGATTCTTTTTTGTTGCCGTCTTTGTCTAAGTCTAGGAAATCTGGCTTTGCCTTCTTTGCTTCAAGCGTTGTTGCACTGCGGCCGGCGCCCAATCCAGCACCTTTAGTATCCATACCTGATGTTGGGGCGATATCGGCTTCGTCAAGATCGCCATATTTCTTCTTCCACATGATATTGTAAGCAGCATCTTTGGCTTGTCTTGTTCTCATTTGCTTGTGTGCATCACCTGGTTTGGATTTACCAAATGCTCTATCGTGCATGTGACCAAGTTCTTGGGCATTGTACTTGTTGAATTTCTTTTCGGCTTCATCGCCTGTGTGCGCTTCATCTACATCTATTAGATTTCTCTCGGTCTTTCTTACTATATTTTGTCTTTTTATCGCCTTATTGATAAGTTTATTTGCATCTTGCCCAGTTGCAGAACCTACTTTACCTGCCAAATCATTTACGCTTTTTCTAGCTTTATCAGCATAATCCCATTTAGCTTCTGGACTTAATTCGTCAAGTTGTTCTTCCTCAACACTCTTCTTCCATCCGCTCTTTGCACGGATGGCGAAGTTTAGTTCTTGCTGCTTAGTATACTCAGGTGAACCCTTTTTATGTGGACCAGACTTGTGTAATGCAGACAGTTGCTTTTCTAACTCAGCCTTTGTTTTACCTTTGAACATACCCTTTTTAGCAGGATTTAACTTAACATTTCCTGCAAACTTTTCTTTCATCTGGGTCTGACCAGCAGGGGCTTGACCAGTCGCACCAGCAGCAGCAGGCTGAGATTGTTGCTGTTGTGTTGGTTGTGTTGATTGTGTTCCAGGTGCTTGAACAATCTGAACATCTTTGGGATCAAGATTCTTTAGCATATTCTGAACAGCAGGATCAGGGCTCGTCACGAATCCCATACCAGCCTGCTTATTAGTCGGGTCCATTACTGGGAGTGGCTTCTGTCCAGGAGCGATCCCTTCGTCCAACTGATAGAATAGATCCTTCAGTGTAGTAGGCTTTGTCTGAACCGGAGCAGCAGATTCTTTGAGAACCTTCTTCTTTTGTAGTTCCGGCGCCGATGCTTCTATCTGGCTTAATTTGTCTAAGATATCTTTCATGGGTTATCCTCTCATCGCGCCAGTTTTAGGCTTTGCAGGTCTAGTAATTTTTGTCATAGGACTATCCTCGCCCATCTGTTTATCGTCTAGGTAAGGCTTGAATGGATCAAATGCAGGAGGAGTCTTCTTACCTTCATAAGGAATATTCATCTTTGAATCTTTTGCTTGATCCTTGATACTGTCAAGATAAGAGTTGCCATATGCTTTTGATGCTGCTTTAGCACCGGCTTCCTCTTCCATCTCTTCATGAGTTAATACTGGACTATTCTTCATCTGATTCGCATAACCATCTAGCTCACCATTGATGCTGTCATTGAAGTCAGTACTCACTACTCTAACAAAATCAATTTGGTGACCTAATAGTTGAGCTAGTTGCTGAATCATTGGTTCAGTTGTTGGGTAACGAAACTCTGCCTTGATGATGTGAACAGGTTGATTGGTCAGATTAGGAAACCCGTATGGGTCCTTTTGAATAGGTGTAGAGACCGGCGCAGAAATCTTCACTGGATCAAACTTCTTCAAGTTATGGGCGAAGAGTTCTAGGAAATTCTTATCAACCTCACCGGCGATCTTGATGGTGTAACGATAAACATGCACAGATTCCATTATATATTTCTTTAGACTTCTCATTCAGAATGACCTCTAATATCTTATGAACTATTTATCTTTTTAGTTAAGTATTTTGCAATTCTCATAATGATATCTTTTCATCTGGGGTTCGCCCCCGACTTTACCGCATTGCGGACAGGTGATGATCGGTTTGGGTTTTCCTTTTTTACTGTCGCTTTGTTTTCTTTTAGTGCATTCGGATAATGTTGTTCCCATTTTAGCTTCACCGAGTGCAATCTTATGTGCAGTACTCTTTGGTTTGTTTTTACAGGCATGCTGTTTTAACTCCGAAGTGATTCTCCAACCTTTATAGGATCTGGCTTTACCAAGTATTACTTGACGCAACGCAACTCCTATATTATATTTTTCTCGCAACTGATGTGTAGTGCAATGTTCTATTATACCGGATGAGTGATGGAAGGTATAGAGTAGGGGATCATAACTATGATGTAATTCTCCTGACACTTTGGCAGTAATTTTGGGATCTTTCATCGGATGTGCAGTTCCTTTGAGTTTCCATTCATATCCAGGTTTTTTTGAATAGTGGTTTTCGCCGGATAGTTTTTCTCTATATTCCGGATTCTTCATAGGGTGGTTGTCGCCCCACACTGTGGCGCCACCGTCACCCTCTTCAGGTTTTAGATTAGCCCAAATTTTATTGCCGTTCTCGTCCCGTTCATCTACGATATTCCATAAGTTACTATAATACAGACCCCATTCTTTAAGTTCTTCTGTAGTCTCGCATTCCCTAAGAATTTCAGTAGTTACGTCATATCCGTGTTTCTTAATATGGGGTACCCAATACTCGCCGGATCCTTGATACACATGCGGATCCATTCTAATGGTTTTCCCCAGGTACATTAATCCGGTTTTGTTGTGGGTTTTCTTATACAGATAAATAGTCATGCTGATAGCTCCTTAATAGCATTAGAGTAGTTGGAGATTACCGTCTCGCGAACTACATCTTTATTTATCATTGATCTGTATTATTTTTATTCATCAATATCTTAAGTAACTCATTGCGATCCAATGATTGGCCTTCGCCAATCTGTATTGCCTCTATCTCTTCGCTTTTAGAAGCAAGTTTCATATCGAGTTGTGCTTTTTTTAACTGCATATCAATTCGCTTTAATTTGGCGTTTAGCTTAGCTGTCTTAGCAGTAATCGCATGACCAAGCATAGTACCGGCTGCCGAAAATATTTCGCTTGAAAATCTAGCTTCAACCTGCATACCCAAATCTTGTAAATCTTTGAAGCTGTCTGTAGCTAGTTGTGCTAACTCGTCTAGCTCTTCATCCGCCTTTTCTAAACCGCGAACCTGAGGTAACGCATTCTCGATTTTTTCAAGATTGCTTAAAGCTGTTTCTGTAACTTCTTGTGTTTGTTCAGGCAGAGGTTCAGTTAGGTAATTATTCTCATCGGATGAGGCTAGTTCAAAGAGTTCTTCTAATTTTTTCATACTGTATTTATTCTACAATTATCACCGTGCCACCTATTATGATTACCTATATTAGTTTCAGTACCACAGTGCTTACAGATTGCTCGTTTTTTCAAGTTAGAAACCATTGATGCCACGGATTCCGGATTTTGAGCAAGGTGTGCTTTTCTCTTTGCACTTTGAGCCTGCCGGACGCCCTCATTTGACCAATACGCAGTACTAGTTTCCTTGAGTATGGCACAAGTAGATTCCTTAACAGTGCGGTCCCGGTGCTTCCAGGCTTCTTTCATATTCTCTTTAGTTTTTTCGGTTTTTGGTATTCCTTTTGTTCGGATAGAGTGAGCAAGTTTTTCCTCCTCAGTCCACGGCCTGCGAGTATATGAATTTTTTACTTTGATTATCTTGCGAAACTCATTTCGGGCAAACTCATATTGCCTGGCAGTGAGTTTCTTTCTGTTTGTTTTCGCTCTAGTCATTATCCACAGACCGTGAACCATCTTTTTGTGGGCGATTCCAGTGGTCATTTTGACTAATAGAAGATGACAGATGGTATGTTCTCGGCCGGTAAGATGAACTTTGTTTTCCGGAACCTCAGGATCACCATCTAGCCAGCCGGCGGGGCCTTTGCGAGTCCTATTAATAAAGAAAGATTCAGGGATAATATGATGCTTCTCGGCTCCAGATGGCACTATTTGCCTAGCTCTTGCGTTTTCTATTATTTTATTATACCATTTGGTATATTTGTTGTCTAAATACATTTGCTGATTGCTCCTTGAAAGCGTTAGAGTAGTTGGGAATCCCCATTCCGCGAACTACATCTTTATTTAGCTTTTCCATTGCGAAAGAGCTGGTCTTCCGTGATTACGCGAAAGGTAAATCCTTGGCTCTTGCAGTAAGCATTGCAGGCCGCCCATTTGGCGTGATTTATTGCTACTACCATCCTATCTTTTGCTGATGCAACTTTGCTCTCAATCAGACTTTGTTTCTTTGGTTTAATTTCTACTATTTCTGCTAAGGTTTTACCGTGTTTGTTCTTGTATACTACAAAGAAGTCTGGAATATAATTTGTTGGTTTACCTGTGAAGGGATGCCGATAAGGAATCTTCATTGATTCGCTTGCCCAATGTAATATGTTATCGTTATTGTCAAGAAACACCATCATTGCCAATTCCCAAGAACTGCGATACCGTGGCTGGTGTTTACCTATGTACTTTTGAGGATTTTTTGGAGTGTAAAAACCTTGTGCCCACTTAGCCATAATTACTCTACTTTTTATTTTATATGCTATTTAGTTTCAACTTACAATTATCACCGTGCCATTTAGTAAAATTTCCTTAGTAAATTATACTCCTACAGGATGACATTCCTCTGCACAGCCTGATTGGGATTTGGAATATTGCTAACACCATATAATGAGGCTTTGGACTTGAATGTATTAAGATAATAGCACATGATAGCGTTGAGTTGCAATAAATCAGCAGAATTGCCTTTGATTAACTCTAGCAGTTGCAAAACACTGTAGTTGCCTTCTTGTGCGATTCTAAATAGGATCGCTGCATAGTTAGCAGCAATGATATTGCTACCAGTAACACTGTAGAAATACGAATTTACTGCATCGTATTCAGCACCATTGACATATAGGTTAGTATTATAGAAACTATCAAAAATAGTTATGGTGGTGTCCGAGTTGTTTTCTACATTTGTACTTACAGTACTGACTTGAACGACGGTTGACATGTTAGTATTTATATACTTTCTGAACCGACATTAAAATCGGGCGGGCTTGTTAAATCATCCGCAGCATATTGATTACCTGAGAAGGGAGTAATCAAATCAGTAGGAGGAAGAGTTGTCGATCCAGGATCGGGAACAGGTACTGTAGGTTGTCCTGCCGGAGTAGAAGCAGAATAATCAATTGTAGGAGAACTGTTGGGGAGAAGTGCGATGTCGCCCGGCGGAGGACCCGATACGACTACATCCTGTGTTATTGGCGGCGGAACAGATATTACATCTATCGTAGGTGCATTAGCTGTACCTGCTGGTCCAGGGCTTGCGGCTGCCGTAGCAAAATAGAATGGGTTGTTTCGTCCTGAAGTTTGCTGCTGTTGAGATTGGCGAAGCAGCGCAGTCATTTGTGCACCAGCAGTACTGTTCACGTTGTTTGTACCTCCGGACGCAGTGTACGGGTTAGCATTTGTTGCATTTTGTGCGTAGGCTGCGGCATCAGGGTTTCCCTTAGTAGGTGAACTAATTGATCCACCATTAGCAGGGGTCAATCCACCTTGACCGAGTGCATACTGATTTCCTCCGGGTTGCATGATAGGGCTAGGAGTCGTGTCATATGTAGCCTGATCTCCGAAACCAGTAACGATGTTTTCGGGAGATTTACCATCCATTTTACCATAATTATAAACAACAGTTTCATAATCTATCGTCATCCTATTTGACATAGTACCATTTCCCTCACTATAGTTGTAACTATCATGCGAGAAACTATTAATTATAGGATTAATCAAAGTATATGCAGTAAAGTTATGTTGATTGAAACCGAATACTGTTATATTCTTAAAGAACGGTATCTTTGTTCCGGGAGTCGCGGAAGAAGAAGACTGTCCACCCGCAAATCCCCAATCACCATTGCCACTAGTGTCTGGATCATATATATTACGTTTATTATATTGTTTCAATCCACCGCTATTGTTGGGGCCACCCTGTGCCCCGTTTAAAACAGATCCGGTATTTGTTGAATCATTGTAGTAATAATTATAATATGCTTCCCAAAGACCATTGATGTTATCACCATTATCATCATGAAGGGTAATTTCGATTGGGTCATATCTTAACTTTGTTTGAACGATTCGTTTTCTATTATATTGGTTTAATACAAGGTTGTTAAAGTTAAAAGAGGGAAGCTTAACTTCTTTGACCATCAATCCAAAGTTGGTAGTGGTACTTAAACCACTACCTGCACGGCCACCAACAAAGTTATCAAGTACTCCACCGTTGAGAGTGAAATAAGTGTGGAATAGAAACTTTAACTTGGGAGCATTCTGGTAAGAATTAGTCCTAAAGGTCTTAGATGCATGGGTGTAATCTCTAAGAGTTACATTACCATTATCGGTAAGAAGATTTTGATTAAACCCAGACATTAAAATCGGTTAACCTTATCTTTATCCGCCGGAACCGCCGATACCTGTAACAGAACCAGTAGTACCAGAATTTGGACGATTATTAGGTGATCCGACACCAGAACCAATAGGTGATTGGATTGCGTTGTCAAATGCAATTGTTAATGCCATTGTTACCGCTTCGTTTGTGGCATAATTCAATGTGTTATAGTTTACTGATTTTAAATAGCAGCCGTACAGTTCCCAAGTCTCAAGAACGACAGGAGCAGCCGTACCGTTACCACCGTCTAGAATTTCAACATTTGTTTGAAACTTGTAATCTTGACCTGTAGCAGCACTTGCTTGTTCAACAAAGTCTAATTGCTTTTGAAGTTGGGAACCTACTGCGGCTGAAACACTACCTGATGCATCATCACGAATGTTTATGCTCATGTCTGCCCAAGTATGTTTTCCGGCAAGTTTAAGCGTTGAGTTATAGACAGGAAGTGTGATTTCCTGGAACTGAACTTGAGGTCTTGCACAGTCAACTACTTGCTTAGTAAGAGACAATCCTTGTGAGGAACTAGATCCGAAGTTCAGAAAATTAACACGAAATCTAAACTGTAGTTTTGGCATCAACAAGCCCTGGTTACCACCAGCGTTATCTGTCGGTACTGTCATGTTGAATAGTGATTGTGAGGCTGTTGCCATTTGTAAATTCTCCTGTTGTATTTATTTATCTTTTAGTGTGAGTGCCCTGGGCACTCACACTAAAATAATCATTAACCGTTGTTATTTCCTAGTGCGCCTGTATTCAAAATACGCACTGGGATGTAGATGAATTCGACCGCTTTGACTGGCTCAATCGCGCAATCTACCCAAAGTTCATTTCTATCAATTCTAGCCGGAGTGTTATTTGAAGTATCACACACTACCAGGTAATCGTAAATTCCTCTTTTTGCGACTAGGTCAACAAACAGGGTTTGAATGACGCCTGCGATCTGTTGTCTAGTTAGCGCATCATTAGGTTCAAACAAGAACGGTCTTGCTGCGATATTCAGTTGAACCCGAATGTAGCAGATCAATCTTGCAACATTGATACGATCTAGTGCAGTGTTTGTAGCCTCACTTGATTTATTACCATAGCACAGCAATCCTTGACCAACAAAGAATACTAGTGGGTTGATCTGATTGGTGTAGAGAACGTCACGATTACCTTGACTTGGCGAAGTGACAATGAACTCACCTGTCTGACTATCAACATAACCGATATTAGTAGCGTTGTCAATAGTACCACGGGTCGTTCCCGCTGCTGCGAACCAAGGATAAGCAATAGTATCATTACGCAAGAATGTTCTAATCATCATATGAGATGGGGGGACAGCAACAAGATTACCGCTTAGATCGGTTGTGATGCCTGATGGGTAGAAAAGACCTAAATAAGTATCTCTTGTTACAAGTCCTGCAGGACCAGTTGATTCGGCACCTGCTGCGTTAGTTGCCCAAGCCTGAAGAGCAGTAGCATCATTAGGCAGTTTCATCGGAGTATCACCGATGATGAACGATGTCTGTCCCCTATCGTCATTCAAGGTGACCATATCAGGCTGAAGTTCAGGATAACTTGGGCACGCAATTAGATTAAATGCGTTATTCTCGTTACGAATATCTTGATTAGTCTCAACAACTGAGCGTAGTGATTGAACGATCATTGCTCGCTGTGCAAAACTTCCCATGTAAGCAACGCCCTTCGCATCTAACCCTGAAGCACTTACCCAAGTATAAGTATATTCTGGCAAGTTATCAACATTAGTTGGATCCATTGCGTCATACTCACCTGCGTCCGGGAATCTAGCAAGATTGAAGTATGCAGTGCGGAACTGCTTTACATTAAATCCTGAGCGTCTGGTATTGAACAGAAGCATTCCTACTGGATACAAAGCACTATCCGGAGCATCTAGGTCATAGTAATTACTATTCAATAGGCTTTGGATAGTTGGAATCGGATCTTCTACTGGGTTAACAGCACCTGAAGTACCCCAACGAGCGTCAGCAAAAACGATACCATTGGATGATACATGGTCTGTGTTGTCGATTACTACCCATGTCGCAGTACCATTTACCAGTTCCCAGCGACTAATCACTGGATATACATCCAGATCGCTTGTGCTGACCCATAGATCACCGTATTGTAGTGCTGTACCATCGCTCTGCGTAGTAGGAATACTTGCACTTACAATCGGTCCATTAGGATCAGTCGTATTAGTTCCGCTTGGTAGTGGGAAACCGCTTGAGTTATAGTTTACATTACTGTAACCCTGCCAACCATTTGTAGTGTTTACCATGATATCAACTTGATCAACTGCACTATAAAACCAATTAGTCAGGTTTGCAGGAGCTTGTACAGGAGCACCTGCACTTGCAGTCATATCAAATGATACCCAGTTTGATAGTTGAACAGTGAATGCAT